CTAATGTGGTTTTACCTGTCCCTGAACAACCGGATAAAAATATTTTCATTTTTCTATAGGTTTTAATTCTACAGTTTCACCGGCTAATTCATGGTCCGAATCCTTGGTGAATTTAATCTTACCATCTTTAACGAAAGCATGGCATTCTACCTTTTTCCCGCGGTCTATAAAAGCACTACTTAATATAGGTTTAAGTGTGGGATATATTAAATCATTATTAAAATCCCAGGTAGCTCCTTTCCAATTACCATCCTTAACTGTTGGTGAATGTTTTGATTTACAACCGGGACAATAAAACTCTGCTCTTGTTGAACCATCTTCCAGTACTACTAAATTGATTACTTCTAGGCTTTCTACTTCTTCGCTCATTATTTTAAGTTTTTAAATGTTTTTATAAAAGAGTCATCCGTAAATGTACTGATATCATACTTGGAGCAGATGATTGCTAATTCTTTCCTATCTATTTTACCAGAGGATTTTATATTTATCTTTTCCCCTTTTAAATAAGTACGTGCAAAGAATCTCAAATCAATTAGAGCTCTATTCATATTGTATAACTCTTTAGCTTCACTGCGGGTAAATTTATTCATCTCCTCACCTGCACCCCTGATATATTTGAGTAAAGAACCATATTCCTTTATAAATTTAAGAGTGGTTTTATCTCCAAAGCCTTTCTTACCTTCGATGTTATCGGATTTATCCCCCACCAATGAAAGATAATCTACGCATTGCTCGGGGGTATACCCATATACATTTATTAGATTTTTATGGGTAATCCTTTTATTTTTCCAGGGGTGCCATATACTTATATTAGGTGAAAGCAATTGGTTAAAATCTTTATCGGTTGAAACAATTACTACTGCTTCTCCTTTTCTTTTTGCTTTTCTAGTATACAACCACATAAGATCATCAGCTTCCCTATTTGATTTATGGATTACTGGTACTCCCAAAGCCTTAAGCATTTTTTTAATATCCACTTGCTGGCTGACAAACTGTTCCTGGTCAAAATCCCGGGCCTTCTTTTTAGCACCCCTTGTACCTTTATATCCTGGGTGTATTGCTAACCTATTCTTATCTACTTTACCATCAAATACCACTAATACCCTATCAGCCTTTTGTTGGTTGATAAGTGATCGCAAAATATAAGGGAATCCATAAGCAGCTGAGCTATCGATTCCCTTTCTAGATTTAGTTTTAAATTTATGATAAGCTCTGTACATGAGATTATTACCATCTATTACTATATTCTTAATCATCTCGGTGTTTTTAAAAAAGAGGTTACCAATCCAAGTCCTCCAGTTATTCAAATTAAACTAAATGCTTATCTAGTTTGGCCTGTCTGGTAACCTCTTAAAATTAATAATAAGTAAATATAAAAAATTAAAATACACCTAAGAATCCTTTTCTAAATCCTTAGAAGTAACAGTTTTTAAAGCGAAGATATTATTTTCAATTTTAGATGTTTTACTTCGGGTCCTACTAATGGTGTTAACCCCAGATTTTCTAATCAATTTCTTACGGGTTTTATCATCCTTTTTAATTAACTTAGCTAAAGCTGTTTCCCCATTAGCTAACATCTTATCCCCCAGGTAATATCGTGAAGCTCCCTTTTTCCTTTTGATAACATTAGTTCTTTCTAATACTTCTGCAAAACCAAAGTACCTACTAAAACCAACCGGTTCAGAATAGTGGGGGTGAAAATAAACCTCTGCTTGTTTAATAGTGGGTTTAGGTGGGGCTACTTTATTCTTAGTAACTCTTACGGTTGTTACTCTACCTATCCTATCCTCATAACCATCTATCTTACCCTTTAATTGTTTACCGCCATATACTCCTATTCTTTGAGAAGCATAGAACTTAGTTGCCTTACCTCCGGGTGTGGTATCTGGGTCTTCAAATTTAGAAGCCCCGATCTTAGACCTTAACTGATTAATAAGTACAACTGTTACCCCCAACTTTTCAAATAATAGGTTTCTACCTCTTAGGAACTTATCCATAGCCTTAGCTCGGTTACCCATTTCTGCTTTGGCATCTACATCACTTGTGTTTCTATTTGCTAGGCAATCTAATGCGGCAATAGAATCTACCACTAATAATATGGGTTCGTTATTAGTTAATTTCTCTCTGTAGAACATAGCCATATCCATTGACCAGTCTGAGATATACTCAATTGCTTTCTCAGTGTATAGTTCTACGAAATCCAGGTCTAAACCATTTTGCTCTGCCCAATCCCTAGTGAAGGAATGTTCAGAGTCAGCCCATAATACCTGTCCTCCTAATGCTTGACAACAATAGGCAAAGTCATAGGCTAATAAAGATTTACCTGATGACTCTTGTCCAAATAGCTCTAGGATTTTCCCATAAGGAATACCCCCGCCCAGTTGATAATTAAATGCTAAGAACCTTGAAGGTAACCATAACATTTCTTCAGCTGAAAGAACTATATCCGAAGCAACCCCGGTACCCTCATATTTTTTATTGAGAGCATTCCGGGATTTAACTTTAGTAGTTTCTTTGTTCTTTGCCATATTCTATACGTCCTTTCTTCTTCTGGATTTCTTCTTAGTGGATTTACTTTTCTTCTTTTTCTTCTTAGGTTCATCATCGTCATCATCATCAGTGAATGCTGTACCTAAGAACTTTTCTAGTTTCTGTTCTGTGTCTTCAAAGCTATCAACCTCTTCTCGAATTAAATCATCTAGATCGATGTCCTTTCTAAATTCCTTGGGTAACTTAGAATTTTTACAAGGCATCACTGAATAGTTAGTATCTGTTTTACCTTTACCTTCTCTTGTGATCTTAAGGTCATAACCTTTTATTGGATCGGTCATATCCCCCCAATCATCTTCGTCTAGATAAAGGTCAATTATCTCCTGGTACAACCCATTAGATATTTGGAGTAATTTACCTGAGTCATCGGTGTCTACCTTCTTACCTTTGTCATCCTTATAAACTAATACCGGGACAACGAATTTTCTACGGGGTACAAGTTTCTTAGCTATCTCCAAATCTACATCATCCTTAGATTGTTTGAGTTCACTATACTTTTCAAAAATTGCACAGGATTCACCAAATGTTTCAGGTGAGATAACTCCTTTTATTTCAGCCCCTAACCAGAACTGGGTTATCTCTCTTGCAAATTCTTCCCCCTCATTAACCGGTAATATACGAACCCTCAAAGTTCCTTCTTCTCTTTGTCGTATAATGTTAGAACCTTGTCCTCTTTTCTTTAGTTCTTCTTTCCTTTCCCTAAGCCTTTGCTTAAGGGTTTTGCCGGTTTTACTTTTAACGGAGGACTTTTTCTTCTTTGCCATGTTTTAAATATTTATTATTGTTAACTTAATTTTCTTTCATCTCTGGTGTTAGCTGATAAGGTCTGGATCAGGAAGGCTCTTGAGTTAAATGAATTTACACATTTCTCAATTATATCATGATTCTCAAGGGCTTTATGATATTCCTTTAAAGCTTCTTGATAAGCATCTTCCGACCTTGCATAACTCATAGCTAAATCATTACTGTAAGGTTTGCTAGTGTTGGGGTCTACATCCTCTTTAAACTCAATGAATAATTCATTTTCAGTCTTTATTAATTGGGCCTCCCTATCCAGTTTAATAGTGTTTAACTTTACAAGTAGTAAACCTAAAAAACCTGTATAAGAAGGCTGCTCTTTTAGTTCATCATTAATATTTTGTTGAACTATCTTTAATTCATCTACGAGGTTAAACTTAATCTTGTCTCCCCCATAATTAATGGATACATCCGTTATAGGACTCCTTTTTATTATTCTCTTCAGTTTCTTTTTCATTTTGATAAGTTGTAAATTGTAATAGTATCATTGGGTAACTGTGTAATCAAAGCTAGGATCATAAGACTTAAGTGTTTGCCAGCTGTCCTTAGATAATTCAAAATCTACCTTCATTATCACATCATCTATCTGAAACCCGAACCATTCTTTAGTTTGAGGGTTAGCACATATCTTTTCTAATATAGGTACTACAGTATGTACATGTTCCCCTTTAACATAATAACCCAAGGAATCATGTACTGTATACACTTGAGGTAAGTCAATAGGTATATTACCCTTTCTCATTTCCTCCCATATTAGTATAGATGAAAACAAAGTATAGTCCGAGGCTGCTCCTTGGATTGGGGCATTCACCGATTGTCTTTCTGCTTCTGCTACCTCCCACTGTTGGTCGGAATCTATACCATACAACCTACGCTTTCTACCAAATACGTTTCTAACACATGCATCCCTATGTGCTCTACCATGTTGTGACCTAATGAATTTCTGGATCTTGGGAAATAATTCGAAGTATTCTTTTAAGAATTGCTTAGCTTCTTCCACTGTCCATTCCAATGCTTCTGCTAGTTTAGGAGCCCCTTGCCCATATATAATACCAAAGTTAATTGTCTTAGCATACTTCCTACGTTTTTTCCATTTAACAAATGCATCAGAACCATCCTCTTTATCTAATAATTCCTTAATCTCATCATACCTATGTTCTTCTTTATACATTTTAAGTGCGGTGGTAAGGTGAATATCTTTTCCATCCTTAAACCAACTAATCATTGTTTCTTCTCCCGCCATTGCAGCTAATACCCTTAACTCTGCCTGTGAATAATCCAGTTGTAATAAGTAATAACCCTCGGGTGGTACGAACATCCTTTTAATATCCTTAGCAGTAGTATCCCTTGGTATGTTTTGTAAGTTGGGTCGTTTACAACTAAGCCTACCTGTTACGGTACCATGTATATTAAAGTTTGCATGAACATAATCTCCTACTAGGTGTTTCTTCATCCCAGTTATATAGGTAGAATCTAATTTACTTAATCTCCTATAATCTAATAAGGATTCTATAAAACCTGTCTTATCCCCTTCTCCTAATTCAAGTAATACAGATTCATCGGTGGATGCATTATCTGTTTCATTCTTTTGTTTGTCGGTGGTATATTTAACTACCCCAAATTGAAAACCTTCGGGAGAATGAAATAGTAGGTCTCTCATTTGATTTGGTGACCCAAAGTTAATGGGTTCTAAACATTTTAATTCTTTTTTAGTGTTCATCTCCCGAGCCATATACCTATCAATCTTTTCCTCCCTGGAACTTATCTTCTTTTCAGCAGCTTTGATTTTCTTGGGGTCTTCTAACTCTTCTAACTCATCTCGGATATTGTTTATCTCCCCACTAGCTTCATCGATTAGTTTATTAATATTATGTTGTACCAACCAATCCTGGAATTTCCTAATCTTTCTAATAGACCTTACCTTAGTATCATTATCTTTTAGGTAACCCTGATATTCTATAATTAGTTTATCAAGGTAATTCCGGTCAACCTTCATCCCACCCGTTTCTGATTCAGCTAATACCCTGGTAGCCATCATGTGCATATTCCTAAATAATGAAAAGAATTGGCCTGCAATAAGTTTACCCTCAAAGAATAACATTAATCTAAAAGTTAAATCACAATCTAAACCACAATA